GCATCCCGCGCGATTTTAGAAATGCTAAGTCTGATGATGCGCGAGCAACGCGCGGACTTCAACGCATGTTTGATAACCACCGCGACCCAATTATCTGACCGCACGGGCTACAGCGTCCGCCATGTCCGCCGGTGTTTGCAGTGGATGGAAGACGCGTCTGTGATCGAGTGGAAGCGCGGGGGCATTGACAAGGGGAAACCGTGCGCGTCGGTGATCCGCGTTGTAAAGAAAACCCTTGTCGAGTGGGTGCACGCCTGGCGGGCTCGCCACGACGCGAAAGTAGCAGAACGCAACAGGGCTACCGCCGTGCGGATTGACCGCTACCGGCTTAATCGAATACGACCCCGCGCGCCTCGGGAAGTCCATGCGGACATGATGGCTGGCCTTACTCCCTTACAGGGGAGAGCGGGGAACCGCTCCGCTCTCCCTAGGGGGTTTGTTACGCCTAATCCTAAAACGAAAGTAGCGAAATCACGCGAAATCATCGCGCAAGTCAAAGCAAGGACAAGAGAGAAGTTGAAAATGCTCCCACCCGAATATCTTCCAATGGTGTGCACGCATGGCAATGCGAAGCCTCGCAAGTGCAATCAATGCCAGTTCATCGGCTTACAAAAGTTCCAGGCAGACGAAAAAGAACGCCAACGCCTCGCCGAGGAAAGGCGCGCCAAGGCGCGCGCACTTAAAGAGAAACAATGCAAGGAACGCGAAGCCTCTGAGAATGCCGAACGCGCACGCCGGTGGGGGTTGCTCGCCGAATACGTCAAACAGCACTACCCGCACGTCGATACCAGCTCATACGCGGAAGTCATTCACGTTACTACTGCAGACCCTCAAGCGAATTGGATCATGATCAATGGCTGACGAACAGCAAGACCCGAAAATCATTAAAGATTACCTACTGGACGCGATGGCCACGTTTGATACCGTTATCGACTACATCGAGAACGGGCGAAGCGGTTATAGTCTCAGCAATCATCAGATTGGTTTATGCGCCGATATCGCCAAGGTGAGGAACCTGACGAGGATCATCATTAATAGGCGGCTGAACAATGACTAACAAGGACCATGCTGTTAACGTCGCGATGGCCATCCCGATTAGTAGTAAAGAGTTCTTGACCGCTCAAGAACTAGCCGACCAGTTGCAGACAACAGTGAGCGCGCTCGCCTCACTAAGGTCACGCGGGGGAGGGCCGCCGTTCGTGCATGTCGGTCGCACAGTCTCCTACCCGGTTGTTGCCGTCCGCGTCTGGGCATTGCAACAGGCGCGCACCCGCACGGGAGGCACGCGCGGTGACTGACTATCATGACGAATACCGGCAACTGTCCGGCACACAACGCCGAGCACTCACCGACCGCATCTATGCGCGCGATCAAGGCGTGTGCCATATTTGTCGGATGCAAGTCCGGCGCGAAGATGCGAGCCTTGACCATCTGATACCAGTTTCACGCGGTGGGCTGAGCGTTGAAAGTAATCTGGCTCTGGCTCATCTTCGGTGCAATACAAGCCGGGGCGCGAAAACCTTAGAAGATGCGAATGTGCCAACGTGCGACGGGCTGGCGTGGTTCCTTGGTGGTGGTTAATGCGCTTGTTTTTCTGAGAATCTGAGCCCAGTCCACCCCGCGCCATGCCGTGGATCTATCCCCGAGAACGAGAGAAAAAACCCCGGAAAATCAAGGAAAGGAGCAAGGGAAATGAGCAGTGAAACACTGTTTGAAATCGAAGGGAAAAACCTTAAAAAAGGACTCATTTATCAAGGAGTTTCAACAACAGTAAGCACAATCAAAGAAAACGAATCACTAGCCGCAAGAACTGCCGGAACCTGTGCCCTTGCTCTGCAACTTGCCTTAGAAGCCGACAACGTTGACCCCGGCGAAAAGGCATACGCGCGAACGAAAATCTACGATTCACTATCGAAGGTGCTCCAAGACCTCACCGAAGCCGCCGGGCAGACGCAGACGACGGGCGAACTCGCCGGAGTCCTCGCCGTGATCCTTGACCCTGATAGTTCCAGCGATATTACAGCGGGCGACGATCTGTGACGTTCACGCACCTACCCACACCGGCGCACTGTCCGAAACCTGACCCCGCCTATCCGCTCAATGAGGGCAGGGAAATCGCGCGCGTTGCCCGCCTCATGGGCGCGAGCTTGCAACCGTGGCAACGCATGACCTTAAACAGGGCGACGCAATACAGGTGGGGGATTAATGCCCAAGGCGAGAAGGTCCGGGCATACAAGTATTCAAAAGTACTAGTATCCGTGCCCAGGCAATCCGGTAAAACGTTCCTCACGGGCCCACTTCAATTGCACCGGCTTTTACTGCGTCCCGCGTCTGAGACCCTTTTTACCGCTCAGACCGGCGCCGATGCCGGTAAACGCGTCCGGGAACTGATCGCGCTGGTGCGAAAATCCCCCGCCGGCGCGCTCATCACCCCACGGTTTTCTAACGGGTCAGAGGGGCTAACCGTCATTGAAAACGGATCTACACTTACGCGTTTTAGTCCCACGCTTTCGAGCGTTCACGGCGGGCACCCTCACCTTGTTGTTCTCGATGAAATCTGGAAACACTCCCTAGCTTTAGGTGAGGGACTACTAGGCGCAATATCGCCCTCGCAGGTCACGATCCGCCAGGAAGCACAAATTTGGATGGTGTCAACCAAGGGCACCGCGAAAAGTGAGTTCATGAACTCACTCATAGACCAGGGTATTAACGGCACTGATCCGAGCTTGTGTTATATCGAGTTTTCTATGCCTGAAGGCGCTGACCCTTACGACCCCGCAACGTGGGCGCTGTTTCACCCGGCTTTAGGCAATACGCTGACTGCTGACGCTCTCGCGTCTGATATGGGATTGCCCTACGCGGAGTGGATGCGCGCCTATATGAACGTCGTCGTCGCATCAGATAACCCGCTGATTGCTTTAGAGGACTTCGACCACCTACAAGGCGAACCCCTAGCTGTGCCTGACCTGAATGACGTGACGATCGCTTATGAAGCCTCCGGCGTTGGCCAATGCGGGGCAGTCGTCGCCTGTTGGCGAGACCTTGACGGGGTGGCCGCCATCCGCGTTCTCAAACAAGCCCCAGGCACCGCCTGGCTACCCGCCTACGTTGCCGGGCTGATGCGCACCTACCCCAATATTCAAGTTGTTGCCGACAACGGGGGGCCTACCCGCCGAATCACCGACGAGATCACCGAGCGCGCGGACATTGATCCCACGCGCGTTCGGGCGCTCACAATGACAGAAAGATTAGTCGCAGACGGGAACCTACTATCCGCGATTAACGAAACTGGAAGCATTAAACACGACGGGTCGCAAGCCCTACGCCTCGCAGTAGCAAACGCGGTGGGCAAAGAATCAAACGACGTTCAACGTTTCGACCGAGACCGGTCTACCGCGCCTATCCCTAGCCTCATTGCCGCCAGCGTCGCCCTATGGGGGTGCGACCATAAGGAAGAGGCATTCTGGACGCTCGCATAAACCCCGTTTGACAGTGGGCGACAACCGGGGACAGCCAACCGCCGGGACCGGTTGCGCGCTCAGTGCGTGCGCGGGTTTTATCGTGCTCATGGCATTACGAACACGGATCGCCCGCGCGATAGGGATCAGCAGAGCCGAAGCGCCGAAGGCATCTGCTCACCCCGCCTTGACTCCGCCCGCGCGCCCGCTCGTTTTGTCTGACGCGCGCACGCTCATCCCCGTTTACAGGGCTATACAGGTTCTTACGACCGCCGCCGCTCAATTGCCGATCGTGATTGAGCGCCGGGGCTCGACCCTGTCCGGGGCTAGCGTGCCCGCAATCGTTTCGCAGCCAGATCCACGCATGACGCGCGGTGAATGGATTACACACATGGTGAGCGCCCTCGCGCTCTACGGCAACGCTTACGCCCTCATTGAACGCGACGGCGCGGGTGCGCCGCTCGCTTTGCGTCCGCTCGACCCGTCCCGCGTCTGGGTGAGCATCAACCCCACGACCCGCGCGCTACGTTTCGGCGTTGAAGGTAAAGAACTCACCAGCTTTGACGTGCTCCACGCGCATCTTCAGCCCGCCCGCATCGGCGAACCGCTCGGACTTGGCCCTATCGAAGCCGCCCGCGCTGACCTGATGGGCGCCCGAGACGTACGCGACTACGCCTCCCAATGGTTTACCGGAACAGGCGAACCCACAGGCATCCTCTCCAGCCCGACCGCTACCCTCGCTGAAGCGATGGCCACGCGCGACGCCTGGAACGGCATCGACCAAGACGGCAACCCCGTCGACCAGTCCGCGAACCCCTCGCGCGTGAAAGTACTCCCGAAAGCCTTTACCTACTCGCATTTAGCAATCTCCCCCAGGGACGCGCAATGGCTTGAAGCCCGCGAGTTTTCAACCTTGGAAATAGCCCGGCTCTTCGGTATCCCCTCAACGCTCATGCTCGCCAGCCCCGCCGGCGGATCAATGTCCTACAGCAACGTTGAGCAGGATTGGATTAGCTTTATCCGTTTCACGCTCATGGCCTATCTTCGTCCCCTTGAAGAAGCATTCACCACCGTCACAGTCCGGGGCCAAGACGTCCGTTTCAACCTTGAGGGCTTACTACGCACCGATACCAAGACCCGTTATGACTCGTACGCGGTCGCCCTCGCCAACGGTTTTCTCACTATCGACGAAATCCGCGCACTTGAAGGCCGTCAACCCCTCCCCACTACGCAGGAAGAACACGCATGACGCTCACCCGACGAACCCTACCGGCGCGCCTTATCACGCGCGAAGATGCCGGTGACGGCAGAACAATTCAGGGGCTTGCCGTCCCCTTTGACGCTCCCACAGAGATTGTCCCCGGATACCGCGAACAGATCGCCCGCGGGGCCATCGACTGCACCACCATGCCGATGCTCTTCTACCGGCACGACGAACCTATCGGCGTGGTGACGAACCTTACCGAAACGCCGGAAGGTCTCGAAATGACGGCGCGCATCTCAGATACAAGCCTCGGCAGGGACGCGGCGACCCTCGCGCGCGACGGCGCTATTTCATCCTTGTCTATCGGCTTTTACGAATCCGAATACGAAGACACTGAGACCAATGAGGGAACTTTACGCACCCAAAAGCGTATCGACCTCAGAGAAATCTCCCTTGTGCCCATCCCAGCCTACGAACCCGCACGCATTACCAACGTCAGAAACAAGGAAGAACAGGAAACCACAACCATGCCCAACCCCGAACACGACGACGCTCAGGACCGCGAAGACTTTAACACCCTGACTCGTGGCCTGGAAGACCTCACCGCGTCAATGACGAACCTCGAGCGCCGCATGGCGCTGACCGAAACCACCAGCACCGACGCGCCCAAGGCGGTTGAACGCCGTTCCGCCGGTGAACTCATCAAGGCATATGCTAACGGCGACGACTCTGCGCGCTCTGCGCTCGCCCCCTATGTTGGGCGCTCTTTTACTGGTACGACGACCGACGCCGACGCACGCTATAATGAACCGACTTTTATTAGTGATCTCACCCGGCTTGTTGTTCTCGCTAACCCGCTCATGGAATTGTTCTCGAAGGGAAGTCTGCCCGCCGAGGGCAATACCATTGAGTTTGCTGAGCTCAAAGACAACACGATCAAGGCGGGCAAGCAAGCCAAGGAAGGCGACCCGCTCCCTACCGGCTCTGTCTCCGTTCAGACCAAGACCGCAACCGTGAACACGTACGGCGGTGGCGCGGTCTTGTCTCGCCAGGTCATTGAGCGGTCACGCTCGAACATCCTTGATCTTCACTTGCGCGCGCTGACCCTGACCATGGCGAAAGAGCTCGCCAACGAGTTTGCAACAGAGTTCACGAACGTTGTTAAGGCTCAAGCCTCCCAGGCGATCACCACAGCAAAGCCGATGGGCGGTCTCGACTGGAAGACAATCCTCCACATGATGCTGGACGCACAGGAAGCCTACGAAGATCAAGCCCTTGTCAACGATGGTCTAATTCTCACGCGCCCGGCGTTTGAAGCTATCGCCGGCATGACCGACACCGCAGGCCGTCCCATTCTGCAAATTGCAGGCAACACCGGTGACAACACTATCGGCACTGTTCACGCTACCGGGAAGTTTGCCCAGCTCGACGGGCTGAAGATCATCACCAATAAGCATATTCAGACCGGCGCGACCGGCCTCGGTGAAGGCACCGTCGGCGCGTTCTACAACGCTCAGGCACTACGCTCCTACACGTCCGGCCTCGTCTCCTTGCAGGATGCGAATGTGCTGGACCTGACGAACGCTTTTAGCGTCTACCAGTATGCCGCGTTTGCCTCCGAAATCCCGTCCGCGCTGATCCCGCTCAAGATGGCGAACTAAAGTGAACGCCGCCGAAGAGGTCGCCGGCGCGCTCGCCCCGTTCGTGGGTGCGCGCGCCGCTGACCCGTATATCAGTCAATGCGCCGTCGAAGCCGTCGACATGGTCTTGCACTATGTCGGCGCAGAAAAAGAGGCGATACCCGCAAGCGTGTTCCAGCGCGCGTGCGTCGAAGTAGGGGCAGACCTCTACCACCGGCGAAGCGCCAGAAACGGTATTGCAGGCTTTGAAGATACTGACATCAGTGCCGCGCCGGTGCGTATTAACCGCGATCCCCTTGTTCCGGCGCGCCCGATCCTCGCGCCCTACATGAAAGTAGCCATCGCATGATCCAGACGCGCAGGGCGACGCTCATCATCGCCGACGACTTCAAGAAAGCCGTCGCAGATCGGGCAATTGTCACCCTCGATCCTGAAGAAGCAACTCCCGCCCTCCTGGCAGGCACCCCGGTTATCGCGCTCGGGGTGCCCACGCTCAGCGAAGATACCGGGAACACCTACCGGCTGGAATGGGAAACCGCTGTCATCGGCGCACCCGTAGGGGACCAAGCCGCCGCCTGGCAGGCGCTCGACGACCTCTTGACGTTGATTGATCCCGTCATCGAATGGGACTCTGCTCGCCCCATCACCTGGCAGGGCGCGCAAACCGCCAGCGCGCCCGCCTACCTCATTACCCACTCATCTATTGAATACAAGGAGACCCTCTCATGACTACCCCGCCCGCCTCCTCGACCGCCTCGCCGATCTCGCAGACCCTTGGCCCGGGAACACTCTCCTTTGGCCCCGCCGGATCGGGCAAGGACTTTTCAAGCCGAACAACTAAAACAGAGTTCGCGCCCGAAGCAAAAACCGAAGACCCTAAAGGACTCCTCAACGGCGACGACTACCAGCCAGAACCAACGTGGGGCGGAACAATTTCGGGCACGTTCTATCAGGAATACGGGTCGGACTCCCTGATCGCATGGTGTTACACGCACGCCGGCGAGATCATGGACTTCGTATTCGTCCCTAAGACCGGCGCAGGCCTCGCCTGGAAAGGCAAGTGCATTATTTCCCCTGTCAAGGTCGGTGGAGACGCGAAGAAGACGAACGAAACTGACTTCAGTTTCCAGATCACCGGCGACAAGCCCACCATGGGAACCCCGGAAAGCGTCTTGAACTAACGTGCCCCGCCAGGACTACACCGGCATTCAGGTGCAGGGCGCTCGTCAGCTCCGCAAAGCCTTACGCGAGCAAGCTGACGAACTCCAAAACCTCAAAGAGGTTCACAAGAAAGCCGCCGAAGTCGCCGCCAAAACTGCCAAGGGATACGTCCCCGAAGGGCCGAGCGGGAAACTTGCCAAGTCGGTGCGCGCCGCGGGAACAAAAACCGCCGGAATTATCCGCGCCGGTTCCAAGCGCGTTCCCTACGCGAACGCCGTGAACTGGGGCAGGCGCATGTGGCCTAACGTCACCCACGCCAACGCCGTCGAATCGTTCGTTTACCCGCGTCTATTCCTGAACAAAGGCGCGAAAGAAGCCGAGCCCCAATGGGTGAAGCTCTACGCGGACGCAGTAGAAAAAGCTATCGAAAAAATTGAAAAGGACACCAACCAATGACCCAGAAAGTTCATATCTCGTACGAATACCAAGACGGGACGACGATCAATCCCACCCGCCTGTTTGCCGTTGACCGGTTGCGCGCCTCGCAGATCGCGCGAAACAGGAATCTTGCTTGGGAAGACAACCCGACAATTCAGGGGCTGATCGCGTTCGCTCTGGCCCAGCGTCTCGGGCTTCCAGCAACACAGGACTTCGATACGTGGATCGACGCTATTGCAGACTATGAATTTTCAAATACTGAGGTAAACCCTACGACCCTGGACAACCCGGAACACCCGAATATGCCCTAACCGTCCTCGCCATCCGGACAGGCATCGACCCCGCCCGGTGGCTTGCCCTTGACCCCGTTTACCTAGAAACCGCTTTCGATATTTTTGAGGAGAATGCACACGATGGCCGGTAAAAGCGCGATCCTCAGTGTAAAAATCATCAGCGACGCTAAGGGTGCTGTCAAGGGGTTTAACGAAACCGAGCAAGCCGCCGGCGGTTTAAGTGGCAAGCTCGCAAAAATCAGCCCCGGCGCCCTCGCCGTCGGTGGCGCGGTCGTTACCGGCGCGATTGCCGTCGGTAAAGAGCTCTACGACCTTGGAACCACGTTCGACAGCGTTGCCGATACGATCCGCACCGGGACGGGCGCTACCGGCGACGCGCTCGACGGGTTAATCGACGACGCTCACAAGGTTGCGACCAGTATTCCGACGGACTTTGAAACCGCCGGCGCAACAGTCGCAGACATCAATACGCGCCTCGGCCTGTCTGGCGACATGTTGCAAACAGTCGCCTCTCAATATCTTGAGGCCGGGCGCATCCTCGGCGAAGACGTTGACATTAACACCACGACGGCCGCGTTCAGCGCATTCAAGATCGAAGGCGACAAAGTTTCAGGGGCGATGGACTCCCTTTTCCGGGTCAGTCAGGCGACCGGCGTATCAATAAATGATCTTGCAGGCTCAGCGCAACGAAACGCGATGGCCATGCAAGAACTCGGCTTTGGTTTCGAGGACTCTATTGCCCTCGTCGGTAGTCTCGATAAGGCCGGTGTTGACGCTGACGCAACCCTTAACGCGATGCGCCGGGGCATGTTGAACCTCGCCCAGCCCGGCGAGTCAACATCCGACGCGTTCAGACGCGCAACCGGCGAACTTCAAAGTTTCATCGACGCCGGGGACACGGGGGCCGCCCTCGACTTAGCGTCGAACATTTTTGGCACCAAAGGGGCCTCCCAGATGGTTCAAGCCCTCCAGGCTGGCACCTTGAACATGAACGACCTCATGAGCGCCGCCGGCGCAACCGGGGACACTATTCTCGGCGTTGGCGAAGAAACCCAGAGCGCCGGCGAAAAATGGACAATCCTGAAAAACAAGGGCATGGACGCGCTAGAGCCGGTCGCGTCTAGCCTCTTCGATGGCGTAGGGTCCGCCCTCGATTATGTGATTGATCTGGTCGACGGGTTTAGTATGCAGAGCTTCCTCGACTCCGTTCCATGGGTGCAATCGCTTGTTGATGCCGCCGGACGGTTTTCCGACACCCTTGCCAGTGTTCTGTTTCCGATTATTCAAACCCTCGCCCCGTATGTTTTGGACGCGTTCACGATTATCGGGACCTATATGAGTGATCTGTTCAACGTTTTTACTGGCGTTGTGACGTTCATAGGGCAGGTTATTACAGGCGACTGGGCGGGCGCGTTCGGGACAATGGGGGATATAGTCTCTTCAGCCCGCACCCTCATCACGAATCTTATCGACGGACTTTCAAGCCTTGTCGGCAGTGCAATTAGTGGAGTCGTCTCATGGATCAAGTCCACGTGGTCGAACGGGTGGTCCAGCCTCGCGAATATGGTGAGCACGAAAGCCAGCGAGATTATCAGCAATATCACGGGTGGTCTCTCGTCGCTTCCTGGCAAGATGCTCCAGATCGGTAAGGATATCGTTTACGGCCTGATCGACGGTATCGGCTCCATGGGAACCGCGTTGTGGG